GCCACGCCTAAAAGCTTCTTGGTTGGGAATAATCAAACGTAGTTTGATTTGTCCACCCCGTAGGGGTGGGCCCTCCAAGAGTTGCCATCTCTGACTACTGAATTACATATCAGTAGATTTTAACCTACGCGCTTACGCGCGTCGGCACCCATGTCAGCGCTATCCGGAGTTTATACCGGATAGGAGACTTCTCAAGATGTCCATGACCCCGTCCTAGGAGAGGGACGTGAAAAAACTTGAGGAGTGCAGCATGACCGTCTAACCGATCTCGCCTTTTCAGCGATTTCAGTGCAGGCGTTCGAGTTTCGAACGATTGCAAGTCACGATTCCAACGAGTTGGATTCATGGCGTCAAGACGACTATGCCACCCTAATGCACCGCACTCCCGTGATACAAGTGGAAGAGAATATCCTAATCTCTCTTCAACTTCATTCATGAGCTCGGCGGAGAACGAGTATAAACCACGCATCCAAGCTTGGTTGCTGGTCGATACGAGTCCTCCTATGACATTAGGCTCTGCTGACAAGTCATCTGGCCGGGATCTTACGTATATTGGAGTCACGTCGACTCCTTTGTACGCATCGACCCCGCAGCTCTCTCTAAAGTTGCCTTCGAGAAAGCTCTTGTTCAAGTTGATTTTGAGGCCAACTTGTTCAAGCCAGGTCACACACTGATGAGCATAATCGGAGTTTACGATGATATCATCACCGTAGACTCTGATTTGCCTAGCCGCGCGCTCTACTCTCTCCCGAGTGGGCTTTAAACCCCACGCGTCCAAAATAGCTGCGATGCATGTTACTGCAAAACAGATACTCTGGACAGGGAAAGTTAGAGCGTTACCCATACCGGCAAACTTAGCCAGTGGTCGAGCAGATTCATCATCTGACTCAATCATGGTAGAACGGCAATCCATCATATGATCTAGAAATAGACCATGATGACTGAAAACGGCCTCTACAAGCTTTACGCTTAAGAGGTCGCTCGCAGACTTCAAATCGATGGTTGCCCACTTACCAGTACGGGAGCCTTCCAGAGCAAGTTGTTGATTCTTGCTTTGGTCGGTAAGTGCCAGACAATTACTAAGTACTCCGCAGCGAGAAATATAATCCCGAAGTAGAGTATTTAGACCTTGTTGAACAAACTGATTCAACATAGGTTCTACTGTAATTGTTCGTCGCGATGTCGAATTCTTCGCCACCGTGA